GCAATTATTGATGGAAGAAAACAATTTGTTTATACAGATGCTTGCTTCTTAGGTTTACAAGTATTAGGGGAGAGTGTTGAGCCTTGCTTTGAGGGCGCGGCGTTCTTTTCTTTGAATGATGTAGAAAAGATGAAAGACTTTGTTAACCAGTTGCAAGAGGGGCTTCGCCAATATGAATTAACATTAGAGGGAGGACATAATAAAATGGAGAATATTTTTAAGTTGTCCCACGATGCTATTGATAGCAAGCTGTTTCAGGCTTTAAATCCCAATTTCAATGAAGAGCATGATTATGAACTTAGTTATGCTTTATGGCAGGTTTATGATAACTATGCAGTATGCGGTGTTGTAGGTACTGAAGATACTGTGCGTGTATATTATACAGTTGAAAATGACCAAGTAGTTCTTGGTGAAATGGAACCTTGTCATATTATTGATGTGAATGAAACCGAATATCAGACAGTTGAAACTATCCGTCAGTTAAGCAATCATTCTTTAGAGAATGTTGTGGAAACTTATGGAAAAATTGAAACTTTGGAATCCGATATTTTGGAGAGAGATAATAAAATCGCCACTTTAGAAACAGAACAGCTTAGCGTGGTAGACAATTTCAATGCACAAATTGAAGGCTTAAATTCTACTGTTGATTCCTTAAATGCTACGATTGAAGGTTTGAATGGTGACATTGAAGGACTGAACAATGAATTGAATGAATTACATACCTTTAAAGCTGGTGTGGAGCGTCAGGAAAAGATGGCTGTTATTAATGAGTATGCGTCAGTTCTTTCTCAAGAAATTTTGGATCAGTATACCGAAAAGCTTGATGAATTTACTGTTAGAGATTTAGATAAAGAATTAGCATACGAAGTTAAGCAGTCTGCGCCGAACGCCTTCATTCATGCTGAAGAAGGTAAGGGAATTGTACCGAAAGATGAACCTCTTTCTGGTATTACCGCGTTGCTTAGTAAATATGAACACAAGAAATAATTGGAGGTAGTTATAATGGCTAAACTTGCAAAAGTCGGCTATGGTCAGCTGGAGCTGAATAATGCTGCTTTCCGTAGAGATGGACGTATTGAGGCACAGTGTGCGCTTGACGAGACTGACTTCGCTTCCATTCCTGCAGAGAATGGTATGATTCTTGCTGTTGATCGTGCCGCGAAAAAAGTTTATCTTCCTGATGGCACTAATGCAGAGCCTGAGAAGATTTATATGATTAACTATAGCGCAGAGCATCTTTATGATGAGCGCGCGATGGGTCTGAAGAATTTCGCACTTGCAGCGGATGATTTCTATCCTCGTCTTGGCGTGCTGTCTGTGCAGGATAAATTTACTACTAATACCGTTGAAATGGGCGCTGTAACTCTGGATGCTCTTAAGACTGCTCTGGCAAGTGGTACAGTGTATTATGGCGGCATCGATGCTTCCGGTTATATTGCTATCGGAACGACTGCTCCTACTGTCGGCCCCGTTCTTCGTGTTGTTGAAGTTACGACTATGCCGGACGGCCAGGATGCACTGCGCTTCGTCTGTGTCGCAGAATAAGATAAGGGGGTAGATAGATATGGCTACTTTTGCTGAATTAAAAGAACTGATGCTTCATGCAGCCAAGAGAACCGCTCCCGAAAATTTCTCTGTGGAGAGCGTTGACAAGGCTTTCGTTGAGGCTTTAAATGAAAAAGCTGGTTCTATTAACCAGTTCATGAAAAATAGATATGATCTTTATCAGATCATCGTTGAGACTATTGATGAGGTTGTTCCTAACAGAACAATTGAAGCGCTCGCTCCTATTGCGGAAATCCGTCAGGTACCGCAGGGACAGAAGACTATCTTCAAGCAGAGAGTCGGACGTCAGCGTGCGAAGAAATTCCTCACTCAGGTTGGTCTGTCTGGTGTTTACGAGACTTTCCGTCTTGATGAGAAAGAATTCGAAGTTAAAGTTCATGCCCGTGGCGGAGCTACGACCCTCGATTTCGAGCGTATGCTTGATGGAGCGGAAGTTCTTGCTGAGTACATGGACGTTCTGATGGAAGGATTAGCGGATTCTGTGTGGGCAGAAGTTCAGCAGGCTCTGCGTGCGGCTATTAACGTCATGGGTGTTAATACCACGAATATGTATTCTGATTCTTCTTTCGTTGCTGATCATATGGTTAAACTTTGTAATGTTGTTAAGGCTTATGGCGGCGGCGCTGTCATCTTTGCTCCTCCGGAGTTCGTGGCAGCTATGGGTCCCGACGTTATCGTTCCGATCACTGCTGCGTCCCATACTGCACTGAGCATTTCGCCTGTATCTGATGATGTGGATGCAATTCATCGTACTGGCTACATCAACCTGTTCCGCGGTGTGCCGATCGTTCAGATCCCGCAGTCCTATGTTGATGAAAAGAATCAGGAAACCCTGATCGATCCTCAGCTGGCATACGTTCTGCCGACTGGCGGAGAGAAAGTCGTGAAGGTTGTCTTCGAAGGCGACACTCAGATTTATGATTGGGTTAACAAAGATAATTCCCTTGAGATTAATGTTTATAAGAAAATGGGTGTTGCAATCCTTGCTTATAACAACTGGGGTATCTATCGTAACACTGGCGTCACCCAGACTTTCGTTGGCTAATTAGTTGTCTAGGGGAGAGGATTTACTCCTCTTCCCTTTATTTTATTTAAGAGTAAAAGGAGAAATAATAATATGGATAAGAAAAAAGTTATGGTTCGTAATATGATGAATCATCCCGTGGGAATTTATGTGCCGAGCATGAATTTTAAGAGAGATTTTCCTCGTAAAGATGCGACTTTGCCTATTGATTTTGAAATTCTGCAGGAGATTATGTATGATCCCGGTGTAGAGTATATGTTTAAGCAGGGTATTCTTTATATTGAGGATATGGAAGTAAAGCGTGAACTTGGGTTGGAACCTTATGACGCTGAAAAGCCGGAAGAGATTATTGTGCTTAATGACGGACAGCGGCGCAGATTACTTACTGTTGCTAGTCTTAAAGAGTTGAAAGAGACTTGTGAAAAGCTTTCTTATGAGCAGAATCAGGAGCTGGCGAATTATGCCATTTTGAATGAGCTTGGTGATTTAGAGAGAGCAAAAATTATTAAGCAGTTCACTGATGTTGATATTATTAGGGCTATTCAGAATAGAAAAGATCCCGAAGAAGAGAAGTGATAAAAATGACTCCTGTAACTGATGTTTATGATGCTTTTTTGCAGAAGATTACAGAAGATGAATGGGGTTATTGGACCGAGGAAGAAGTAAAAGAAGACTTAGCAGGTATTTTAACATCTGCGCGCCCTTGGTTTAAGTTCCCTAAAGTTGACTTGACTATTGTCACTGATGAAAATGGTGAACAAATGTTTGCTGGGGATTTGGGTTTCATGGAGACTCAGATTTTAAGTACTTATATGAAATGTGAATGGCTTAATCGTAATCTGATGTCCTGGGAGAACGTAAAGCCTTTATATGAAGAGAGAGATTTCTCTCAAGCTAACTTAATTGATAAGTTTAAAGCAATGTTAAAAGAAGAAAAGACCAATGCATTGAAGTTAGAGCAGATTTATTATCGTTCAATTGATTCCAAACCATTTGACTATAATAGCATGACGTTGAACTAATGGAAGACGCAGTTGTAACTGAGGCTTATAATAATAAGCTGAAGAATAAATTATTTGGTCTGCTTTGCGAATTTGAGAAGGGGCGCGAGTGGGAAAAATTTCTTGATTCCATTCTTATTGAACTGATGGGTTATAGTGAAGAAGAACGCACTATTAACTATTATACTTTGGTTCATAAACTTTCTTCTCTGCGCTATTTAAGATACGAGTATTTTAGAAGTACAATTTTTGATTGTATGAGTTTACTAAGTAAATGAAATATTGGGATACCTATTTAAAGCGGTTAAACCGTTTTGGATTAGATTACCAATCTCGTATGCAAGGACGCCGTGAAGCAGAATTTGAACGATTACTGTTAAAATCTGTTTATCGTATTGATTTCTTCTATGACGGGACACTTTATCCTGCTACTTTAGAAAAGTACAAACAGGATGAAACACAAACATTGCAATATCTTTTAACTCGTCTTGATTGTGAACTTGCTGGCGGCACGATTCTATTTTTACCTGATAAGAACGGTGAGAATCAACCTTGGATGGTTTATTGGTTGGAGAATATGGTTGCTAGTGGTTATAATAGATATGTTGTGCTGCGAATGACACATTTTATTACTTGGGTGGATCGAGAAGGAAATCAGCAATCAACTTGGGCATATATGTATGGACAAGAAGATAATATGCTGAAAGATGAAATTCGCTCAAGAAGTAGAATGGATACTGTTTATAGTGAAAATTTAAAACTTAACTTTTTTATTGCTCCTTTTAATAAGCATATTCGTCGAGACGATTATTTTGAGGTTGTATTAGATGAGGACTTCATTGAAGCTTATCGTGTAACTGGTTATGACGTGCAGTCTGACCCAGGAGTTGAATATGTTTCTGTTGATCCTATTTATCTTTATGACCACACACCTGCGCCGGAGCGTCCAGAAGGCGACACCAGTGAGGATTATTATTGGTTAGAGCGGGGTGAAGAGTAATGGCAGTACGTAACTGTGCTGAAATCGGCGAAAATTTAATAAAAATTGTTAATCGCCTTTTATCTAATGATGATTTAGTTAAGTTGCTTTATTATAATGATAAAGATCCGTTGGCTCATGAGAATTTAACTAAAGAGCAAAAGTCGCAAGAGGTCTTCGAGAAATTAATTAAAATTATTCCGCGTGTCGGACCGAAGGAAACGGCTAACTCAATCATCGCTTTAAGAGTGACTCGCGCCAATAGGTTAGACAGTAATGTAGAATTTAAGCGCGTGAGGGTTGAGATTGAAGTTTTTGTACCTTTGACACAATGGATTATAAAGGGAACGAACTTGCGCCCGTTTGCTATTCTTGGTGAAATTCAGAAATCATTAGATGGTAAAACTATAAATGGATTAGGGAAGATGGTAGGCGGTGATTTTCAGTTAAACTTTTTAACTGAAGAAATTGGCTGCTATGAGCAGGTATTTGAGATTGTAAGTTATGACTAACTTAAAGTTCTTTTTAGGGTATCCTGTAAAATTTAAAAAAATATGTAGTGTTTTTCCTCCTACTGTTGAAGATGCTGTTTCTTTAGATGAATTTTCAATTTATCAAGGCTTGTTGACTATGAGCCAAGAAGATATTGAAGATCAAATGAAGGATCAACATCTTCAAACTTATCCTACTCCTTTAGAAGCTTTACTGGGTAACGCTTATTATAATGATAAAATTAAAGCATTATTAAAAGAGGCTTTTAAGTTTTTTATACATGAAGAAGTTAATTTTTTATTTGATCAAAAAGCAATCTTAATTGGTAATATTGAGGAAGTTTTAGCAAATGCTAAGACAATGGATGATTTAAGATTAATTAATGAAGAAAATTTTTTCGATTTTCAAAATTTAGTGCGTGAAAGTTGTGGTTTAAAAGCTGCAGAAAAACCTAATCCAAACGAGAATCCTAAAATTAAACGGATGAAAGCTTTGGCGCGAGAGCGTGATAGAATTAAAGCAAAATCGGGACAAGGAATTAGGTTTGATACTACGATTGTTTCGATTTGTTGTATGAATCTTGGATTAAATCCACTTAATATTGGTAAGTTAAGTTATTGTGCGCTGACGCAATTAATGAATACGTATCAGAAAAAAGAAAAATACCAACTTGATATTGATTCGTTATTAGCTGGCGCAGATTCTAAGAAAGTAAAACCTAAATATTGGATAAATAACGAATAGGAGGTTTAT